AAAAGTCAAAATCTGCAAAGAAAACAAAAAAGTCAAAATCTGCAAAGAAAACAAAAAAGTCAAAATCTGCAAAGAAAACAAAAAAGTCAAAATCTGCAAAGAAAACAAAAAAGTCAAAATCTGTAAAGAAAACAAAAAAGTCAAAATCTGTAAAGAAAACAAAAAAGTCAAAATCTGTAAAGAAAACAAAAAAGTAAAAGAAATATAGATTTTTTATTACAAAAAAATCTAATATGAGAGTAAACCAATAAATACGCCGACTAATATAATTTCAATATTAGCAAATTCTGGTTCTGTATCTTCCGTCTCCATTTTATTCTATTTCACTCCTATAAATTCATTTAGAAACTTTCCAGTTTCTCGTTCATTTCACTATGTTGACTTTTGTCACTTTGTCTGCTACCGTGTTTATCACTGTATCGACTACTTTGCCCACTTTTTTCACTCTTTTTACTTTGTCCACTTTTTTCACTTTGTCTGCTACCGTGTTTATCACTGTATCGACTACTTTTTTCACTCTGATTACTTTGTCTACTTTTTTCACTCTCATTACTTTGACTACTTCTGTCGCTTTGACTACTTTGTTTGTATTCGCTGCCTTCTTTACTAAATTGTTCTGGATTTTCCATATAGTCTTTGTAAAGGTCCCCTCGTTCTACGGGATGTGTCCGATTCAAAAGCTTGATCAGATTTTTATCCAGTACAGTTTTAGTTGAATTTTCTATATCAGAGTTCCACGTATAAATAATGGTGTCTTTACTAAATTCAAAATCGCTCGGCAAATTCGATTCAAGCGCCTCATAAATCTCCAATGTATTCAACGGGATTGTAAGATAATCCCTTTCTTTGTCCCCTATCAGACGCTGCAACTTATCATAGCAATAATTTTGGATATTTTTGCCGAGACATAAAAGAGTGCACAATAAACGCTCCCAATTCAATTTAATATTGCAAAATTTTGCGACACGGTCGACTGCATCCAATGTATCATTTTTGAAATTGGAGACTGCCTCGGCTCTAGTATACCCAGACGTGTACAAATCACGATTGCGAACTGCACTTGAAATGATCTCTTTTAAAATAAATAAATTGTAGAAATCATCATTGACCAATTTCTCAATCTTTGAGAATTCATTGATTACCAACGACAATAAATCTTTTGTTTTTTCATTTGATTTTCGGTACGTAAATGGAAGTACAACAAGACTCTGCAACAAATCAACAATGTATCCAGCTTGTTCATCAAAAAAATCAGATTTCTGAAATGTCTTTTCAAAATCTTCCAAAAAATCGTCACTGATATTGGTTTTTTGGCGATTGTCCCATCCACAATCCAATTCGACACGAGCATTCTTGTACAAATTTTTCACAATATTTCTGAAAATCTGTGACATATCCGTTTTCTTGTACCTATTAATCTCATAACTTACAGATGTCAAAAACAATTTGGGATCCGTAAACGAATCCGGTCTGCACTGCACAAAACCGTACTTTGTATGCGCCAATGTACAACTCATACGTCTATTCTCCGCCGACTTGCTGTAAGAAAACCCAAAATCAATCAATACGGGATATCTTCCATACGTTGGAACAAGATGATATTTTCCATCGATGACATAAAGAAAGACAATATTCGGATCACATTCTTTGATCAGAATATTATCCGAATGTAAATCGTAATGCGTGAATTTCACTTTTTTGTGAGCAATATCAGTAGCTAATAATGTCTGTTTCACGATAGATACCAACTCAATTGTAGATGCTACATTATTCTTGATGTACTTGAAGAATTTCTTGCATCCTTCCAAATTTTCCATCACAATCATATCTGTAACAATCGTTTTGTAAAGAGGATTATTTTCAAACGGATTTTTTGCGCGCTTAAAATTGGAACTGAGAGGCAAATTGAATTTGGAGTAGGTTTTAACAAAATGAGGACAATAATCTCGAAGACTATTCACATCATTCATCACATTATATTCTTGGTCAATCATAAAATCCAAATATTGGCTTATTTTGTAGACATACTTTTGTCTAGTACTTTTATTGATTAAAAAACCAACCAAACCCTGTTTCCCTTTTTTTAAAAGAGGTCCACCAAATTCTAAAAAACTTGGAAGACTTTTAAGTTTTTCATCCTTAACTTTTTCATGAAATAGATCAATTGTTTCTTCAACTTCCTGGTTATACAATAAAGGATCCATATTTATGTAAATACATGTACTATTAAATAGTAATTTGATTTTTTTTTGATTAAATAAATGCAAGTATCCATCATATTTAATCCAAAAATAAAAAAAGACAAATTTAAATTGAATAAATTTGAACTTTTGCAAGATTTTAGTATCCCAATTTACATTCAATCTTTCAAAGATCTTTACCCTCAAATGAAAAATCTCTGTCCTGGAATTTTATATTCATTCATAAAAGATTCTTTAAATTCCGACTTTATCATTACATTAGTCTCTCGCAAAAAGTTGGTCGGGTTTGTGTCACTCAGTATTCTGCGAAATAAAAGTCTCTTTATAGATCTGATTTGTACAAGCAAGTCGAAAGGTCTTGGTACATATCTCATTGATTTAATTAGAGAGATTGGTAAAAAAATTCAAATAAAGTACATTAAAACGGATTCATTGGATACAGCTGTATCTTTCTACCTAAAAAACAATTTTTATGTTTCTCAAGATACTTGTAAAATGGCTTATTTAATTTAAAGAAATTGGTAAATTAAAATGAACACATTAATTGAACAATTAAAAGATGATTCTGATACGGACGAAGATTTTGTCGAAACAACTGATATTCAACAACTTCGCAAAAAATCAATTGATTTGTTTTTACCTTTAAAAACTCGTCTGAAATATTTGGAATCCATTGCAAATATCGATGCGGAACAATTGGGTGAGTTGATCAGTTGTATCAATGGAATGTTTTCTTTTTCAAGGACAATTGTTCTCAAACAATACATCACGGAAATTGCTCACTCTGAAAATATTCCGATTTTCTACAGAATAGAATGTGCAAAATCTTTGAATGAAGAAGGACATATCATCATTAATAAACTATGTATGCTTTCCCAATTTGATTTTGAACCAACCCCGATACGTGTTGAAACCGTACTTTATTTAATGAAGACGGAGTATAAGGAAAATGCTCGAGAGTATTTCTGTGAAATTGTGAATGATATTCACGTTGAAACTTTGTACAGATTCAAATTAATCCAAACGCTTGAAAATCATTTCAAAGATGTATTGTTCTTATTTTACGCCAATGAAGCGTCTAGACGCTTTGTCGAATCAAAATACAATCACATTTCTTACCGAGTTATTTGTTGTCAATACATCTTTCAAAAATGCGAAGAATATTTGCACATTTTTGCAAACGATTTTTTGCTTGAAATTGCAACTCGACCAGATATAGATGAAGACATTCGGGCAGATGCGTGTGATATTTTATTGGCTTACGGAACACCTGAAAATGTTGAGAGTGCACGTATGATTTTGTTCGTTCTGGGTGGTGGTGATAGAGGTCGTAACATTTTCAAAAATTCACAGAATGTGCATAATCAAGCAGTTGAAGAAAGCATTGAGAAAATGATTGAATTCATTTCAACCTATGTACCAAGAAACGGAATCGTGTACACATTTGATAAGGCCAAAGAAGAATTAGAAGAAAAGATCAAAAATCAAGAAAAGTACGATAAAAATATTCTCGAACAAGCAATCATTCGAATTACAATTGATCGTGCGATTTATGGACGCATGAATTTAACATTGTACAATATCATTGCGAAAATGTGGACTTATATCCAAGATTCGCAATACAAAGACGAAATGGAAAATAGATTGCTGGAAGAATTGATTGATGCAAATAAAAAGTGCAGTTCAGGTTATGTCTCTCGAATTGTGAATTCAATGTCTGGGTTTGGGGATATGTCATTGACGATCAGTTTCCAAGATCAGATCATCTCTGTTTTGGAATCGCGTTTGAATGAAAAAATCGTATTGGATGATAATGTGGACACGATTTTAGAAGAGATTGTTTTGCCTGTACGTTTTTACGATAAGAGAGGAACATTTCTCAAATTTTTTCGTACACACATTTCCGCAATTCGAGAAGAAATGTACGAAGAATTTAAACCCTATATCAATACATACGATTTTGATCTTTACTTTCGAAAAGCAATCATGCATTATGAAGGCTGTTAATTAAATTTTAAAGAAGTAAAGTGTAATGAAATGGAGATTGCAAAGTGGGACAAAACAAAGTGGTTGGTCGGTTCATCGTGTTCATTTTTAATACCATCTTTTTATGCATACAGGAAGAATAAATGTTATTCGCTGATTCTTTTAGGGACTACCATATGTTCTGTGAATCATTGGAGAAAGGCTGAAGATGGTATCAGAAGAATGATTGATTTGGGGTATGCTTCTTTTTCGTTTTCTACCTTTTTAAGTCTTGGTGTGATGCATATTCGCAATTGGTATGGGTACGCATTCTTGGCCGCGATTGTTTATTGTTACAAAATGTCGCATCATATCTATCAAACAAAGGGGCCAAATAGTAATTGGAATGTCTACCATTTCATGTTTCATTTGTTAATGACATTTGAGTTGATGTTTATCATTAAAAAATTGTAAAATTGAAATTTGGACTTTTGAATTGAAAAAATAAAATGAATGGCAAACAACGAATCATTCAATTATTTAACGAAAATGTGAGAAATCAACCTATTATTATTACCGAAGCACAACATTGTGGCTCCATCGGACACTGGTTGGAAACACGGATGAACTTGTCCCACAATTCAAACAATTCTCCTGACATTGATGGATATGAAATGAAGAAACATTCTAAAAAAATATCATTTGGCGATTTTAGTGCAAGTGAATACGCATTTACATCCCGTAAAAGACGAAAATATTTATCCGAAGACTTTGATATGACTCGGACTGAGTTTATTCAGTACTTTGGTAATGAGAATGTATCAAAAAACAGGTATTCTTGGTCTGGAACATGTGTCCCTAAATATGGTGTATGGAATGAGTACGGACAAACGTTACTGATTGAATCTAAAGACATTTGTATTTTTTATTCATTTAATAATGATATGCGTGAAATCAAGCATACTTTTCCAGAATGGTTGAAAAAAGATGTAGTGATTGCAATCTGGAAGAAAGAAAAGATGGAAAAACACATCCAAGAAAAGTTTGACGTGAACGGATTTTTCATCTGTAAAATGACAAACAATGTGTTCACATCTATTTGTTTCGGAGACTGTTTTAATTACGATGCTTTTTTAGATGGTATTCGACAAGGTTTGATCATTTTTGATAGCGGCATGGTTTCTGGAAATAGACGAAATTATTCTCATTTTCGAAGTGTAAGTGATACCTTCTGGATGTCGCTGGTCACAGAAGAATACTAAAATATTTTTTAATTTAAAAAATATTGTAAAATAAAGAATGGAGTACAATATCAATTTTACGATATTTCTTGTACTTTTAGTAGCCAGTTTACTTCTATTGGTTTATTATTTGAGAAATTTAAAGACAGAATCACAATACTAATTTCATTTGATTAGAAACTGTTCCTACAATTGTTAACCAATTCAATTTTATTTGAATAAAATATCAGCTAGTTTTTCTTCACTGAATTTGGGTAAATCTCTTTTGTACGTTTTTTCATTTGGGATGTACTTGAATACGTAATGGAGTGCATGTTCCAACTGATTATTTTCTTTTTCGACGTAATCGTACGGATTGCGTAACCCATCTTTAAACCGCCACGGATTCTTGTCTTCCTCCTTGTATTGATTGTTTTTTAAACAATTGTACAGTTCGGGTTTGTACAAATAAAGCATGAAACAAGCAAGCGAATAATGGTCAAGATATCGGAAGAAAATGAAGGCTTGTTCTTTGGTTTCGAAAAAGGAAGACGATCGTGGATTATCTGGTAGATAGTAATAGAGAGACCGAAGTCGTTTGATTTGGTCAATGTCTTCCAACGTACTGTAAAAAGTGCACGTTTCCGTATCAATCAGTTTCAGTTTTACCATACCATCCTTTTCGTCAATGTAAGAATAAAAATTCTGTGGTTTAATATCACCGTGTGTAATGTTCTGGTCGTGAAACATTTGGAGTTTGGTGAATAACATTCGGTAGAGACAAATAATCATAATTTTATCACACTTTTTAGATAAGAGGGATTTAAGGTCTTCTCCTTCAATGTATTTCAACATGATGGCACAATGAGTTTCATCTTCGCGGTAATCGACAAAATAATCTTTGTACATTGGAAAGAGATTGGCGAGTTCTTTTAAACTCTTGATTTCATTTTTCATGTGTTCTTTTTTTACTTCACCAACAACTTTGATAAAGTATTTGACATTATCAATCACAATATCATGCGTTTCGCTATGTTTATTCTCGTCGTTGAATTTCTTAATGTATTTTTTAAGAATTCGTTGGAATTCAGACATTTTATATGATTTCTATTTTTTAAGACTAAATTGATATAAAAAAGAAATTGATAATAAAATGAAATATCTGTTTTTGTTCGCTTTGATGCTACTACTTGACAATAATTTATTGACCAAATATTCAACTATTCTAGTTGAAGAATATTGTATCGCCAATCCACATAACTGTTTTGTGTAATTGAAAGTTCATATAAAATTGAAATTGCAGAAGTATTATTTTAAAAAATAAAATGCAAGTATTTCCGTACAGTTGGCATCATTATGAAGAGTATGGTTCTACTAAAATTAGAATTTTTGGTCTTTCTGTCGCCAACGAGAGTGTATACGTACAAATCGACGATTTTCTTCCTTATATTTACGTCGAACTTCCGGAACTAACGTGGTCGTCTTCGTCATTCGGCATCGTCCAAAATAAATTGAAAGAAATATCTTTAAATTCTATCATTAAATCGGAACCTGTCAAGAAAAAAAAGTTGTATTTCGCCAAAAAAGAAAAGAATGAAAAAGGTGATTATGTCGACAAAACGTACCCATTCATAAAATGCTTTTTCAAAACGACAAGTTCCATCCGTTCATTTGTCTACAAACTTAAATATCCCGTTTTTTTTGGCGGTGTTGGTAAATTGCAACTTAAAGTCCACGAGAATGACGCAAATCCAATCCTTCAATTCATGTGCGTGATGAATATCAAACCAGCCAGCTGGTTTATCGTCAAAGGCAAAAAAATGGTGAACGAAGACGAACAAGAAAGTCTATGCGTTCACGAATACATTGCTAGTTATCGTTCGGTTGCACCTATTGAAACGAGTAAAGTACCAGCAAGACCGTACATTATGAGTTTTGATATCGAAGTGAATTCACACAACCCGAACGTTTTCCCACAGTCTTCGCAACCAGAAGATAAGATCTTTCAAATCTCGTGTGTTTTTGGAAGGAATGGAGATCCAGAAGACAAATATGAAAAGTATATCTTGACCTTATGCAAAAACAAAAAAGGAGAAATCATTGAATTGAATATGGATAAATTAGGTGAAGGAATCGAAGTTTTGGGGTACGAAACAGAAAGTCATTTGATGGAAGGTTTCAAAGATTTGATTCTGGAGAAAAATCCGCAGATCATTTGTGGATACAATATCTTTTCATTTGATTTGACGTACATGCACGAACGTTCAAAGATGTGCAACATTCAACGTCAATTCTCTCAATTATCGTGCATTCGCGGCATGTCTTGTCAAGTCAAAGAAATTAGTTGGAGCAGTTCGGCATTCAAAAACCAAAATTTCAGTTATTTTGACGCACACGGTCGTCTTTGGGTCGATATGTTACCTATCATTCAGCGAGATTACAAATTGGAAAATTACAAACTGAAAACTGTGTCTGACCATTTTCTTGGCGTCACCAAAGATCCATTGACAGCCAAAGGCATTTTCAAGTGTTATCGTATGTTTACTCCGGACAGTCTAAGTCTTGTTGCGAAATATTGCGTTGTCGATAGTTTACTGGTTTTGAAATTATTTGAAAAATTGCAAATTTGGATCGGTCTTTGTGAAATGAGCAATACGTGCAATACTCCTATATTCACTCTATTCACACAAGGACAACAAATCAAGATTTTTTCGCAAGTATACAAGAAATGTTTGGCTGATAATATTGTAATTGATAAAGATTCGTTCGTGACCAAAGAAACCGATCGATTTACAGGTGCGTACGTATTTCCACCTGTTCCTGGTTTGTACGATATGGTCGTTTCATTTGATTTTAGTAGTCTATATCCGAGCACGATCATTGCGTACAATATCGATTATAGTACGCTTGTGGTCGACGAAACGATTCCCGACGATAAATGTCACGTCATTGAATGGGAAGAACATGTGAATTGTGCGTGTGATGGCGCTGAAATCAAAAAGAGCAAAGATGTCATTTGCGAAAAACAACGTCATCGATTCATGAAAGAACCGATGGGTGTTCTGCCAACACTTTTGAAGAATTTATTGGATGCACGCAAAAAAACCAATTCTGAAATGAAAAAAATGAACACAGAATTGGATGATTTAAAAAAAGATACAGTCGAATACAATGATAAAAAACGAATGTTGACAGTCTTAGACAAGCGTCAATTGTCCTATAAAGTTTCCGCAAATAGTGTTTCGGCGAATACCCCTATACCTTGTATTGACGCAACTGGAAAATTCATGTACTTGACAATGGAAGAAATTAGTGATGGTTTTTGGTCTTGTGATGATGATTCAAATGAAGTTTCTAAACCTAGACAAGGATTATCTGTGTGGACAGAAAAAGGGTATACACCGATTAAATTTGTCATTCGACATCCGATTCGAACACCTCTTAAAAGAGTATTGACTCACACTGGATGTGTTGATGTGACGGATGAACATTCTTTATTGGACGAAAATGCGAAGGAAGTACGAACGATTGATTTGTCAATTGGAGATAAATTATTACATTCTACTCTTCCGCTTCCACTTGATACACCAAAAAGTCCAATGTTTGATACAATTAATAGAGAAACGATTGATACATTTGAATTGAAGAATTGCAAACATGAAGAAGCATTTCTTTGGGGCTTGTTTTTTGCAGAAGGAACATGTGGAACTTGGGGGGTATTAGAAAAAGCAAAAAGTTCATGGATTATTTACAATAATGATTATGCTTTATTAGAAAGAGCTAAAACTATTATTGAAAAATGTGAAGGTTTAAATATGACTATTACCAAGTTTTACGAAAAAGCTGGAGTTTATCATCTAAAACCGGTAAATAATAAAGAGGGTTCGATTGTTTCATTGTCTTCTAAATATAGAAATTTATTTTATGATTTACGTGGAACAAAAAGAATTCCAGATGAAATTTTTTGTGCTGATTTTTATACACGTCAATCTTTTCTGATGGGGTATTATCTTGGAGATGGAAGTAGGTTATTAAAAGAGATTGTTATCACAAATAAAGGGGAAATAGGTACAGCCGGATTATGTTATTTGCTAAAATCTTTAGGATATTTGGTAAGTATTAGTTTATCTCCCGAAAAAAATAGTATATACCGACTACAATGTTGTACATCTTTTCGAAACAAGCAAATTACAACTATAAAATCAATAACAGATTCTACTATTCCACAAATTAAAATAAATTGCAATTGTGAAGGTAAGGATGATCTACACGAATATAAAGAAAAGCCAGTTGAATATATCTATGACATTGAAACAGAAAATCATCACTTTGCAGCCGGAGTTGGAGATTTGATTGTTCATAATAGTATGTATGGCGGAATGGGAGCTCGAAAGGGGTATTTACCATTTTTGTATGGAGCTGTTTGTACAACTGCAAAAGGTAGACAGAGTATTGAGAAAGCTTCTAAATTTCTGGTTGAAAATTATGGAGCCAAATTGATCTATGGAGACACTGATTCCTGTTACATCAATTTTTCAGAATATGGAGACAAAAGTAAGGCTAAAGATTTAGATTCATTTTGTCGACAAGTCGAGGATGAAATCAGTTCACTTTTTCCTAAACCGATGAAATTTGCGTACGAAGAGCAGATTTACTGGCGGTACTTGATTCTCACCAAAAAAAGATACATGGCACTCAAATGTGATTTGGATGGAACTGTAGACAATAAAATCGCGAAACGGGGTGTGTTATTGAGCCGGCGTGACAACAGCAAATATATCCGTGATACGTATGCAAACACCATCTTGAAATCTTTCTATAAAGAGGATCTAGGTGACGTATTGCATAAACTATTTGAAGATGTGAAAAAACTGTGTATCAATTCATTACCAATCAAAGAGTTGACTGTCACAAAAGGAATCGGTGCAATCGAAGACTACAAGATAAGAGCATTGCACGTCGATGATAAAAAATGCGTAAAACGTTTAAAAGAATTGGGGTTGTACCACGAAGAGACAAATTTGGATGTCTTGCGAAATATCATCACCATGTTTGGGAAAAAAGAGGATATTGATGATGAAGCCATGTTGCATAATCTAGAATATCTAATATTCAAAGAATACGTAAAATTGTCTTTACCAGCTCAAATCCAACTCGCCGAACGTATGAGATCAAGAGGTTCATGTGTATCTGCTGGGGAAAGATTGGGGTATGTAATTACTCAAAACGGAGATAAATTGGGTGATAAGATGGAAGATACGGAATATTTCAAAGAGCATTCGACTTCATTGAAACTAGATTACCTTTATTACATGAAATTGATGATTAATCCGTTTGATGAAGTATTGACGACAGTTTATGGTGAAAAAGATTTATTCAAAAAGTTTTACAAAACAAGAGAACAATATAAGAAAGTGATGGATCAGTTGTATACATTGTTTTCGCCTAAAATCAGATTTGTATAAATTAAAGTTTATACAAAACATTGTGGTAAATAAATTTGATTTTTATTTAAAATAAATAGATAAAATAAAATGCAGACATTCATACAACATTTTTTATCCACTGCAGACATCAAAAAAGAATACGTTAAAATGTTAACAAGTCCCTTTTCAATGTCTTATTACAATACAGCATTCACAGACCCATCATACGACAATGAAAACAATTACCTTTTTCTGCGAGCGCTGGGAAAATTGACGTACGATAAAATTCTAGTTTGGTATCTCTTTGAACGATTTCCGTATGTAAATCAAGAGAAATTAACACAGTTGAAAATCATTTTTGTTAGTGCAAACATAAATTTGTTAAAGGATGAAATAAGCAAGTATATTTTACACGACCCGAAAATAATTCTTGGTGACAAGATTTATCAAAATGTGTTTGAAGCCATGATAGCTTCAACCGAATTTGTCATGAACCAAAAATACAAATTCGGTGTCGGGAATGTGGTTGTGAAAAAAATCTGCAAGTACTATTTAGACCAATTTGATATCGTTTTCTCCGAACAGGCTGATACCATCATTATAAACGGAGTCGAACATCCTCTTAAAGATTTCAAAACCAAATTAAAAGAAGAATTTTTTGATGCATACCGATTGAAAAAACAATCGGAACAAACAAAAGACGAAGACACCAAAATCTTCAAATTTACCTTACTCATATTCCAGAATAAATTTGAAGGTTCTGGTCTCACCTTAATAGACGCTGAACGAGAAGCATCCAAGAAAGCATATCTATTTCTCAAAAAAAATGGAAATATCAAAGAAAGATACAAGGAAGAAATACAAAGAAGTACGTACGATAATCGAAACATGGACGAATTTAAAGACTTTATTTTAAATCTCTTAAAACCTTTCTCTTTAAAAGATTTAAAATTTGAAAAAGAAGACGTCGACACTTTTAAGAAAGCGTTCACACTTCCAGCTGATAGTCCTCAAAATTATGAGGTTTTGGAGACGTTGGGAGACAATATTTTAAACCGCTGCGTCTTTTGGTACATTTCATCGCGATTTCCGGAATTGAATACGCCTGAAGGAATCGATATTTCAACCAAATTAAAAATAAAGATGATTCAGACGGATGGTTTCGGAAAAAATGCGAAAAAACTGGGATTTTACAAATTCATTTCCAATGGAAAACAGAATGAAATTGAGAAAAAGGTGTTGGAAGACGTTTTCGAATCTTTTTTTGCTGCCCTGGAAATCGTGATGGATAGAAAGTACGAAGAAGGTACTGGCTACATTATTTGCTATAAATTATTGGCGAGTATTTTAGACGAAGAAGAAATCAGTCTAAAGTATGATTACTTGGTAGACGTAAAAACGCAATTAAAGGAATTATATGATCGGTATCATATGGGTGTTGTGGTCTACAAAAACGAACGAGTCCAGAATGGATTTTATTCTACGATCGTGATTGACAAAAAGGTTGTGAGAGGGTTTGGGGGTACAGATAAAGAAGCGCAACAAAATGTGTCTAAACTGGCTTTGGAGGTTTACAGAGAACTTGGGAAATTCAAACCAATCCCAAAAGAATATTTAAAATTTTGTGTATAATAAATGAAAATAAATCTTTTTCTTGATCTAGATGAAACATTGGTGCATTCTTTTGACATTTCAGGGAAAAAAACGATGCCTATTTACATTGAAAATTTTGTTCATCACAATTTTGAAAAAACGTATGTTGTAATGGAAAGACCTAATTTGCAAAAATTTTTGGATTGGGCGTTTAAAAATTTTAATGTCTCGATATGGTCTGCTGGGCAAGAAGAATACGTTAAATTTATCGTGGAGAATATCATTGAAAAGTCAAAGAAACGTAAATTAAACCATGTTTTGCATTCAAAAGATTGCGATAATAGCGAATTGAATTATGATGGACATATCAAAAAACTGGATATGCTTTGGAAAATTTACAAATTTCCAGGATACACGCCAGAAAATACGATATTGATTGACGATTTAAGTTCAAACACTTTTTCCCAGGAAAACAATAGCATACGAATTCCCAAATTCAATGGAAAAGGGGGCGAGAATGATACAAAGTTGATCGAATTACAGGCAAAATTGCAAATTATTCTGGATAATTACAAAACAAAGCATAAGATTGTCAAATCTCCTAAACGAAAGACAAAATAAAATTAAATGGATTTAATTTTAAATATTTTTACGACAAATCGGGCAAGAATGGTTGATACTCTTCCATTTGTTAATACATTCTTCATGAAAAAGATGCTGACATTTTGTCTTTAAAATAACACATGAATCTTTGTACTCCTCAAAACAAATCGGGCAACTTTTATCCTCTTTATTTTTCAGGTTTTTATAGAGACTTACTTCTGCGTGATTTGGTTTAAACCCGTACGAACTATTTGAAATATAATAATTGTATTCCATTTGTTCTGAATGTCGTGAGTCTCGTTGGTTGTGTCGAGATACCTCTTGTCGAGATACCTCTTGTCGAGAGACTTCTTGTCGAGAGACCTCTCGAGCATTTTCGGTGGGTCTCATGACATAGTCTTCGATTTGACTGGAGAGATTTTGTAATGCGTGATTCACGTTATCTGAAATCGCCTGTAAAATAAATCTAGAAAAATTTCTAATTCTCAGATTTCCGTATTCATCGTATTCCTGAAACGCCATTTATTGTAAATTTAAAATCTTTAAAAAGGATAAATAAAAGAATGTCAATCTTTTTATTTCACCGTGATTTTCGTATTGTTGACAATCTGTCTCTAAATGTACTTCCTGGCCCAATACACCCCATTTTTATCTTTACGCCAGAACAAGTTACCCCCCAAAATCCGTACTACAATGAAAAATCCATCAAATTCATGATTGAATGTTTATCAGCCATTCCTCATATACAATGTTTTTACGGGGACACAATTAAAGTCCTCGAATCCATTTTCAAATCAAATTCTATCAAACATCTAGGATTCAATCTGGATTACACGCCATACGCCAAAGAACGAACAAAAAAGGTTTTAAGTCTAGCAGAAAAATACAATGTTAGTGTAATTGCGCGTGAAGATTATACAGTACTCGATCTAGCACAATACCGTGATAAAGGGTATTATAGAGTATTCAAACCTTTTTATGAACATCTTCTTACACTAAAAGTTCCTAAACCTTCTTTTAAACCAATCGAATTTTCAAAAGATAAACTTGTATCCAACTATACCTTAAAAATGCCAAAATTGAATTACAATCACCGCGATGAAGCGCTACAAATCTTAAAACGAAAATTTTCAGATTATGAAAATACGCGCAGTATTCCCTCCATCGAAACAACGCACTTATCAAAGTACATAAAATTTGGTGTTGTCAGTATGCGTGAAGTCTACCATGCTTATTCTAAAAATAAAGATTTGCTTCGTCAAGTTATATGGCACGATTTTTATGCCTCTTTAATGAACTTTTTGCCAGAAGAAGATACAATCGGTGGCGGAAATTTTCAGCACAAAAAAATAGTCTGGAAAAAATCCGAAACGAAATTCCAAAAATGGTGTGAAGGTAAAACCGGCGTTCCTTTGATTGACGCTGGCATGCGCCAAATGAATGAAACGGGGTGGATGCATAACCGTGTCCGACTTATTACCAGCAATTATTTGGCGATGGTGCTTGGTCTCGACTGGAAAAAAGGCGAGAAATATTTCGCACAAAAATTAGTTGATTATGATGTGGCCAGTAATAATTTGAATTGGCAAATGTCGGCACAAGTTGGTACAGATCGCAATCCATTTGTGAGAATTTATAACCCTTATATACAATCAAAAAAGTACGATAAAGATTGTATTTACATTAAAAAATGGGTACCCGAATTAAAAAATGTTCCACCGAAACAGATACACAATTGGAATGAAATGTACGACGAAAGTATTTACTACAAACCGATTTAAATCAGGGTGAGTCTTTGGATCCAGTGTGGAAACCCTATACCAGAATATGGTATTGAGTTACGGTTTAGTCTTATTGAGACTGTAGTGTTCTGTACAATACGGCCGGATTATTCGGAAGATACTTGAATTTGATAAGAAATGGGACATCATCTGTCCCATCTTCCGAAATTTGCGAGAATTTCAATTGAATTAAATAAATTAAATTAATCTTAATAATAAATGCATAGTTCAAAATCAGGTTTTTTCAAATTTAATGGTTTCATAATCGGAATCATGATGTTGGTTTTTTGCATATTGAGTGCAATTGCATCTATTTTAACTTCGGAGTATTGTAATATGACAGGTTTCCAACATTCAATGACAGTCAGTATTTTAACATTGATTGGTGTCATTGGATTATTCTTAATGTTTTTTGGATTATTCATGTTTCTTATCACAAGAACATCTCAACAAACACAAGATGCTTTTTCAAGTCAAACCTTTCTTCGAGTATTTTCCATAATCATGCTAATTCTGAGCATACTTTTTGTAACCGGCTCAGTCTGGTTTGACCAGATTGTTAAAAGCAACAAATTCATCTGTGGTACAGATACGATTGATAAACCAGATGCAATCCCCCCATTTCGAACAGACCAGCATACAGAAATCGTTCATGTTAGCGCTGGATTAATGGTTACAAGTTTCATTTTTATGGTGTACAGTATTGGTTTGGTGTATTACACGTTTGGAGAAACAGAAAAGGAGAAACTTAAGAGATTGCAATATCTCAACCAGGAGTTCCGCGCTCATCCAAATACGGCCAGTGAAGATAAATTGAAACAACTTGAAGAATTGACCGATAGTTTACGCGACAACGATTTTGAAACGCAAGAAAAACAGGATGTAAGTACCGGCGCTTCAAATATTACAATTATGCGTGCAAATATAGCAAAAGCTAAAGAAGCCGAAAAATCTGCTTATGCATCATCTATAAAAGCAAAACAAGTTGTTGATTACGTACAAGACTATATTAACAATGAAGGAAACGAAGAAAACCTTAAAGAGATATTGGATAGCATCTGTATAAATCCAAACAAAGAATCCATTATAAGAGAATTAAAGACCAAAGTAAATGGACAAGAATTAAAAGAAATGATAGATAAATCAGATTGTAAGGAAATAAAAGATATTTTTGAGGCGGCGGATAAGCGTAAAGAAAAAGAAAAAGAAAAAGAAAAAGAACGCGAGGATTCGGACCATAAAAATGAAGGAGAAAAAGAAAAAGAAAAAGAACGCGAGGATTCGGACCATAAACATGAAGGAGAAAAATTAAGTCTTTCACCAGCTACGCCTCTTAAAGGAAATGATGAAATACCTAAATCTGCTAATTCTATTCCACCTCTAGAGCCGCAAACACCACAAAGACAACCGAAATATGAACAAGTGAAATCTGAATTTAAATCAAAAACTAATAAAAAGCGTAGAGTATAAAAAACTTAATTTTTTAATCCATTAAAAAATTTATTCGCAATAACCTTCCACATGAGGAATCGTATCAT